GATGCGTATCTATGATATTATGGATGCAGAGTTAGAAATTGCATCAAAACAAGAAGAACAGAAAATAGAGTTAATGTATAAAAAAAAGAAGAGATAGTTTCTATTATCTAATTAATACGATATATACATATCTACGTATCAATTATCTAATAGATTAGCTAATAGATTATCTTATTTATACCCTACACTAAGGAGAGCAAGAATGAAGAAAGCAAAACAAAAGCTTACCAACAAAGACTTGATGAATGCTATTACCAACATGGCGATAGAGCTAGAGAAGTCTAAGGTTCACGTGATGAATCAAGATATGGTAGTATCAGAGTATATTAAATACAAGGAAGACGATGAAGCTTTTAAAGCACACCTAACACAGAAATTTAGTACCAATGATAAAGATAACAAAGAAACTGAAGAAAAATGACTTCCAACCTATGGACTATCCAGTCTATAAGAAGGAAGAAGCAGACGAGCAAGGCCTAACATATAAGGCTTGGAACGCTTGTAAAGAGGGAGAGTATGGGTTATCCGACGATAACTACGTATCAGAGTGTATCTATCGTAAAGAATACAAAGGGAAAGTAGAATACACCTACCCATATGGAAGACAATGGATGAGTGCATGGAGTAAACTAGAGTTTGAACCCCATTATAGGTCTAATAACTTTAGTACGGTCTCTACTAAGAGCTATAATGATTTAGAAGTAACTAAAAAGGGTGCTAGCATTGCTATGGATGCGTATATAGCGTACAAGGTAGCAGGTCTACCGCCAGATTGGGCTCAAATAGGTACATTGTACCGCCCAGACCAAGATAACCCCGTTATTGCAGCAAAAAGATTATTTAAAACTAAACAGGTAAAGAAGATGATACAAGATAAGTTGAAAGAAATACTAATAGATAAGAATATTGATGAAGGATTTGTATTAGATGTTATTAAGGATGCTATTGAGGTAGCAAAGGTTAAAGAAGACCCAGGCAATATGATTCGTGCCGCCAAAGAGCTAGGAGATTTCTTAGATATGAAGCCTAAGCAAAAAGAAGTGACCGAATCCTTAGAGATTGATATGTCACATCAGATACAAGACTCCTATAAAAAACAGACCAAGAAATTAAAAGCAACACAAACGAGAAAGATAGATGAAGAAGACAATCAAGATAACGGGTAAGAAGAACAATCTGAATGAGTTCCTAGCGGTACTATTAGCTGTNGCAGAAGATTGGGGAATAACCGTTANTATNAAGGAAGACTANTGGATAAGAAGAAAATGATGTTAGANATGCNACAGGATATGTTGNTATTTGGCCGCATGGTGATGCCTAATATGTTTAGTTCAGAATCACCNCCATTTCATTACGACTTNACAAAAGCCTTGATAGACCCAGATGATAAACAGATTAATATCATAGCTCCACGTGGNCACGCTAAGAGTTCGGTGGCAGCAGGTATNTATCCTTTATGGCATTTAATGTTTCAACCTGGTGTTAAAGTGATTGTGTTGGTATCTCGTACTCAGGGTCACGCCACCAAGCTATTAGGAACAATTAAAGATGTATTAGATTATTCTCCTGAGTTCAGACACTTCTTTGGATACTGGGGAATGCAGTCTGCTAAGAAATGGACGAACACAGAGATAGAATTAAAAGATGGTAGCTTGATTATATGCAAAGGTACAGGACAACAGATTAGAGGAATCAAGCATGGAAATCAACGACCGACATTACTTATCCTGGATGACCCAGAAGATGAGAATAACACCAAGACATCAGAGGCGATGGAATATAATCTACGTTGGCTTCTGCAATCTGGTGTTCCATCCCTTGACCCCCTTAAAGGTCAAATTTGTGTTATTGGTACTCCTCAGCATGAAAGGTGTTTAGTAGAAACACTTAAAGAAATGAAAGGGTGGAATACCTTAGAGTTTAGACCAGACCTAGAAAACAGAATTGCTTTATGGCCTGAAGTCTGGGGAATTGATAAGTTAATAGAAAAGAAAGAAGAATTAGAGAGTATCAATAGGTTATCTGTATTTTACAGGGAATACCTCTGTCAGATTGTTGGTGATGAAGATAACTTGTTTAGGAAGGATGACTTTCAATCGTGGGAAGGAACCGTTGAAAAAGATGAGCAAGGGTTGTCGACCCTCGTTCTGACAAACCTAAATGGTTTGGAAGTAAACGAGAGGAGACCTGTAAATATTTTTACAGGAGTCGACCCTGCATCTAGTACGAAGAAAGGTGCTGACTTTTCTGTTATCTTTAATATTGGAGTAGATAAAGATTTTAATAGATTTATATTGCCTTACTATAGAAAGAGAGCCACCCCCTTAGATTTAGCTGACGCTATCATTAATAACTTTAAACAATATAAAAGTACCAAGACTCGTATTGAGTCTGTCGGTTACCAAGAGATGCTACGTCAATACATTAAAGAACAAGCTGAACAGATGGGGATGTTTATCCCTGGATTAGAAATAAAAGAAAACCCTCGTACCTCTAAGAACTATAGGCTAGAAAGCTTACAACCTATCTTTGCTAATAAAAAAGTATATCTTCAATCTCATATGCAAGCATTTAAAGATGAGTTGTTATTATATCCTCGTGGTAAGCATGATGACTTACTAGATGGATTCTTTTATGCTAACAAAAATTGCTATAGACCTGCTCATGTAGAGAACAAGAAAGAATCTAAAGAAGAGTGGTATACTAGGAAAACTAAGAAGTCGTGGAAGTTATTTTAATAATCCTTGACAAACACATATAAATTAGCGTAATTTCGCTATAGTACATTTATGGAAAAAAGCAAGTATAGTTTTAATTTTAATACACTTATCCGTGAACTAAACAAAATAGACAAGGTTGAGATACCGAAGGGTTATATAAAGATAGATGCCAAAAAAAATTCAAAAACGAGTTCAAAGTACAAGAAGTCAAAACAAGAGTGACTTAGAATTTGTATTTGATTATCAAACTGGCGATGTTAGTACAACTGAAATACCAGAAGAAGTTCAATTAACTAGAGAATTATATAACGACTATAAAAGTGCACGAGATATTTGGGCTCAAAAATTTCAAGAGTCTGTAGAATTTAGAGCTGGTGCTCAATGGACCAATGAAGAACGTGATGTTCTCGAAGCACGTGGTCAAGCACCGATTGTTGTAAACAGAATCCATCCGATTGTAGAAACTGCCAAATCCCTTCTAACATATAACTCGCCTCAGTTCCGCTCTACTGGTCGTGAAGACTCAGATAGAGACACGGCAAAAGTATTTTCAGACCTCTTTCAATATATTTGGCAGATATCAGCTGGTGACGAAGAGTTAAAGCGAGCAATCGATGACTACTATGTTGGAGGTATGGGAGTGCTGCAAGTTTTTCAAGACCCAGATGCAGACATGGGTAAAGGAGAAGTTTATGTAAAGTCTATAAATCCATTAGATGTTTACATTGACCCTAACTCTAAAGACACCTATGCAAGAGATGCTGCTAATATTATGGTAACTACTTATATGACGGATGAGCAGTCTATGCAAGTATATCCTGAATTTTCAGATATTATAGAACAAGCATCATTACATCCTGACGAATCAGATGAAGTACCTACTACTAACTTGTCAGCAACAGAAGGTCAAATATTTTCTTCTAACGGTACAGATACCGTACACAATAGAAGACAGTTTATTGAAAGGTATACTAGAGAAAGACATTCTTTCTACAATTGCTTTGAACCTTTTTCTCAATCAGAACATTTACTAGATAATGATGAGTATATGGAATATATTTCTACATACTATATTAAAGTGAAGACAATAAAAGGTGAAGAGATAATATTATTCGAAGAAGAGTCCGTAGAAGAAATGTTTCAAATTATTGAAGAAATAGGACCAATGTTCCATTATGAATTACCAGACCCACAAATGGACCCAGAAACAGGACAACCAATACCACAGCCTCCTGTACGTGTTCCTGGAGAAGAAGATGAAAACTCTATTCCTGGTAGTACTACTATTTTAATACCAATGACTGTAGAAGAATTAATTGGTAAAGAAGAAATTATATCAAACGAAATTGAAGAATGTCGTGTAAGAATGATTGTATCAGTTGGTGATAGATTGCTATATGAACGATTATTACCTACACAAGATTATCCTATTGTTACATTAATGAATGTTCATCATAGAAATCCTTACCCTGAATCAGATGTACGTTTATATAGACCTTTACAAGAATACATTAATAAAATACGTTCATTAATTATTGCTCATGCAAGTACAAGTACAAATGTAAAATTATTAATACCTCGTGGTTCAGCAGATTTAAATCAAATTGAACAAGAGTGGAGTAAGGCAGGAACAAGTGTTATTGAGTTTGATGCAGAGCTAGGTGCTCCTATTGTAGCTGGTCCAGTACCACTACCTAATGAATTATATAAGAATGAAGCCGATGCAAAATATGACTTAGAATACGGATTTGGTATTTTTGAACTGATGCAAGGTTCTGCCAAGGGTGCACCATCTACTTATCGTGGTACTTTAGTAGTAGATGAGTTTGGACAAAGAAGAATTAAATCAAGACGTGATGATATAGAAGGTATGTTAAATCAACTTGCTAAAGTTGCTATACCCTTAATGCAACAACTATATACAGAAGAAAAAGTAATTAGACTTGTTCAGCCAAATGGAACAGAAAAAGAAGAACGTTTTAACTTCTTTAAAGAAATGGATAACGAATCTGTAATGAAATTCCATGACATTGGTACTGGAAGATATGATATCGTTGTTGTTTCTGGTTCTACATTACCAACAAATAGAATGGCCCTAATGCAAAACTATATGGAAATGTACAAAATGGGATTAATTGACCAAGTAGAAGTATTGAAGAAATCAGAACTAGTAGATATTGATGGTGTCTTAGAACGTTCTGGTCAAATGAAACAATTAATGCAACAGAATGAAATGTTGCAACAGCAATTAAAGAAAGTCCAAGGAGACCTTCAAACTGCTGAGCGTGAAGAAGTACACGCTAAGAAACGTTTAGAAGTAGAAAAATTCAGCGGAGATTTAGATAAAGTATCTAATCGTGCTGATATGGCAACCAGCTTATATAAAGCAAGGTTGAACGATGCGAAACAACAGTTAATGACCTCTGATATGTCAGAAGTTGATGTTCAAGAAGATATATTTGAACCTCTAACTTATGGCGAAGAGAGTTAACAGGAGATGAATCATGCAAAATGAAGAACAGAAATTAATGGCATTAATAGATGAACAGGGAGATGAAAGCATACAGACTGAGCCAACATCTACATCAGATGGTATTTTTGACGAAATATTTGGAGCAACTCAAGAGCAGGTAGTTCCTGTAAGTTCAGATGAAGTCGAAAATAACCCACTTGATAATCAGATTATTAATGACCCAAAGAGTGACCCAGAACAATTTCAGTACTGGCAAAGTCAAGCAGATAAGCGTGCTACAGAAGTAGATATGTTAAAATCACAAATGGCAGATGTTATGTCAAAAGTGGCTACACCTCAAGCACCTGAACAAGCTCAAAAGGAAACAGCGTTAACAAAACCTGTTAAGCCTTCTAAGCCTTCTGACTACGACCACTCTGAGGCTTTGACTGACCCCGATAGTGCGTCATCGAAGTACTTAGCAAAACAACAAAGTTATTTGGAAGATATGTCAGATTACGTATCAAACTCAAGTGACCAATATGTGAATCAGATGAACCAACAAAAACAAGTCCAACAAGCTCAAGCTAGAGATTCTAAAGTTTTACAAGACTTACAAGTCAAGTATAACTACACTCCAGAACAAGCTAATGACTTTATGCGTAGTATGTCATCACCAGATTC